ACTCTCCGTGAAATACAGGTTAGTTGATCGTTAAAGTGAACAGTGTTCACTGTTTGGGAAGAAGGTGTTATTTTGACCGAAGAAGAGCGTTTTAGTGAGATTCCTCCCGGAATCGCCAATAATGAGGTCCTGCGAGGTGTGTGGTCCGAGCTTGTGGGTATGATGCCCAAGGAAGTCCTCGATAACCTCGATGAAATGGATGGCCTGTTTATTGAGGCTATGTGTAGGCATTATGCTATTGCACGAAAAGCCTCGAATGAGGTTATTTCAGCTGATAGCGTGCTGGTTACTGATAACCCCAATCACCGAATGCAGAAGCACCCAGCTGAGGTTATTTTCCGGTCACAATCTCAAGCATTCCTTGCTTATATGAAAGAGGCTGGATGGACGCCTAAAGCAAGGAATTCGGGTAAGAACAAAGACACTGATAACCCATTCCTTATGTGAATACAACACAATGAATAATGTAATCCCTAATGAGATTAAAGAGTATTTAATCAGTAGGAAGCTGGACATACCTGAAAGGGGACCACACCTCAAATGCCCTAATCCTGGTGGTGTGGTCCACGGTATGCAAGTGCGATTTAACCCGAAGAGCGTAGATCATGCTCTTCGGGTTATTTCTGCTTTAAGACATACTAAAGGCCGTTGGGCAGGTAAACCTCTTAAGCTAACTAATGTCCAGATAGCCTACATTGTGGCCCCGCTGTTTGGCTGGCAAGTCTATGATGATTCTTTAGGGCGTTGGCTGAGGTTGTATAGGGATGCCTATATTGAAATGCCACGTAAAGGAGCTAAGTCCACACTGGCTAGTGCACTAGCTATGGTCCTCGCTTTCGGTGATCATGAGGGCGGTGCTGAGGTTATTATTGGTGCGGCGTCTAGAGACCAGGCTGGGGCGTGCTTCACACCTCTTAAGCAACTTGTCGACAATTCGCCATTACTGAAACAGGCGGGTATCAGGTCGCTGCATAACTCAATCAAACAGGATAGGACAAGCTCTGTAATCAAGGTAGTGTCTAGTAAGGGCGACCTAGCACATGGTGCTAACCTGCACGGGGCTATCTGTGATGAGCTGCACGTACATAAGAGTCTGAGCTTGCTGGAGGCTATGGAGACAGGTACTGGTGCTCGTGAGCAGCCCCTGACGATGGTGATCACCACAGCTGATGACGGCAGTGTGGGCACGCCCTACGACCAGCGCAGAGAGCTAGTAGACAACATATGTAAGGGGGTTGTAGAAGCCCCTCGATCATTCTGTGTGGTGTGGTCTGCATCACCTGAGGATGACCCCTGGTCTGAGGAGACGTGGGCTAAAGCTAACCCGCTGTACCCTGTAACTCCGTCACGAGCATTCATGCAATCTGCTGCGGACAAAGCTAAGACTGACCCTGTGGCTAAGGCTAGCTTCCTGAGGCTACATCTAGGCATCAGAGGTAGGCTGGACGAGTCATGGATCAGCAGGTCTGACTGGATGAAGGGGGCTGTGGCTCAGCTGGACATTGAGGGTAGACAGTGCTATGGCGGCCTGGATCTTGCAGCGGTATCTGACCTCACAGCATTGGTGTGGTTGTTCCCAGAAGAGGACGGCACATACCAGATTCTCCCTCGCTTCTTCTTGCCTGAGGCTGCGCTGGCTGAGCTTGACAGGGCCACGTACCGTAATGCGTCTGTGTGGGCTAATAGAGGGCTAATTAAGCTTACTCCTGGTAATGTCACTGATTATGATTTTGTTAAATCCCAGATCGATGAGGACGCTAAGCATTACGATGTTCAGTGCATAGGTTTCGACCCGTGGAATGCTACTCAGGTATCTAATGACCTACAGGCTGATGGGTATAGGCTAGAGAAAGTCCGGCAGGGTTTTGTGTCTATGTCAGGACCCATGAAAGAAATTCAGAGACTGGTTATGCAGGGGGGCGCTATTAAGCATGATGGCAATCCTCTTATGGCGTGGCAGATAGACAATATACGTCCTGCTATGGACCCTGCTGGTAATATTAAACCTGCTAAACAAAAGAAGCGAGATAAGATCGATGGCGTGGCTGCGCTAGTCACAGCTATGAACGTGTGGCAATTCCATAAAACAAAAGTCTCGGCTTACGGCGTGTCGGGGCTAGAATCTATTTGAAATGTGTTATACTGTTTACAGGATTGAATTGGAGGTGTATTAGTGGGTTTCTGGTCTGGTATCTTTAACCGACTTCAGGGTATTACCACATATGAGCCTCGGCAGTATAAGATCGGCCCAACTGAGTTGGTCGACCTTTCTGGTGTTTCAGCCGCTAAGCTATTTAAGACTCAACCACATCTTCGGACTGTGGTTACGTTCCTTGCCAGGAATATCGCTCACTTGGGCGTACACTCCTACGTTAAGCAGAGCGATGGGGGCAGGCTGAGGGATACCTCGTCCCCTGTTGGCGGGTTTCTCTCTGGCGCCAAAGCTAATGAGAGCATGACTCTGTATCAGCTGATCTATGCTCTCGTTGTGGATAAGGCCCTGTACGACAGGGCCTACTGGTGGCCAGTAGTGAACCAGAACGGTAACTGGGAAGTCTACCGCCTGCCTCCTAGCTGGGTTCAGACCAAGTCTGACAATTTCGGTAAGGTCACGCATGAGGTTAGCTTCGAGTCTGACAAGAAGCTAGTCCTGGATGCTAGTCGTGTGGTCTACTTCGGTGGGTATCACCCGACTGATCCCGGAGGGTGCAGCGCTACGATTGTCAGCCTGAAGGAAGTCCTGGCTGAGCAGATTCAAGCTAGCAAATACAGGCAGCAGTTGTGGGCTCGCGGTGGCAAAGTGTCGGCTGTGCTTCAGCGGCCTGTTGATGCGCCTCGATGGACTGACGCTCAACGCGAGACCTTCCGGGAAGACTGGTATGAGAAATATACCGGTTCGGGTAAGCGCGCTGGGGGCACTCCCATTCTTGAGGATGGGATGACTCTTAATCGTGTGGACTTCAGTGCTACTGATCAGCAGTACATCGAGGGCGTTAAGCTAGCTTACTCGACTGTAGCTAATGCGTTCCATGTTAACCCCACAATGGTCGGTATTCTCGATAATGCTAATTACAGCAACGTTCGGGAATTCCGTAAAATGCTTTATGGGGATACCCTAGGTCCGCTTATTGCGGAAATAGAGTCTACTCTTAACGCATTCCTTATTCCTATTATGGGTGGGGCTAAAGGGTCTTACATTGAATTCAATGTAGCTGAAAAACTCCAAGCTGATTTCGAGCAGCAAGCACAGTGGTTCCAGTCAGCTGTGGGCTCGGCGTACATGACTCGTAATGAGGCTAGGGCCAGGTTGAACCTGCCAGCTATAGATGGTGGTGATGACCTGATCACGCCACTGAACGTGAGTGTGGACCCCGGCGGGTATTCTCAGAATTCAGGTGAGGTTAGGGTCAAGAGTAGGGCGCTACGTGTGGACCGTAGGTCGTGGGTCAAGAGGTACACGACGGTACTCGAGGCTCATGCGAGGAAATCTCTATACAAGTCAGGTAGGTTGAAGGTTAAAGCTTCAGCTGATGAATCGTTAGCTGAGGACCTGCTTGATCTTGATCTGGGGCTGACCAGCGAGGTAGGTAATAGGTTGCTTGAGGGACGTGACGAGGACTACGACAAAGTGTCTACTCGGTCATACCTGAAGAAGCGAGCTAAGCGTATCTCTCAGGGTATTGTTGATAGCCTGGAGGACCTAGAGGATGAGCAAGCTGAGTGGGAAGAGGCTATGGAGGGTGATGATCCTCCGGACACTGTCGAGCCTGTAGAGCACTGGCTGAAAGAAGCTGCCATAGGCATGGCAGGGTCTATGGTTACGTGGGCTATGGGCTGGGCCACACAAGAGGCTGGCAGGCAGTCTGGTGCGGCTACCAAGACGTGGCACACTGGACCTAATGCTAGGGACTCACATGCTGCTATGGACGGTGAGCGTGTGGGCCTGGATGAAGAGTTCAGCAATGGCATGAAGTATCCAGGCGATGATGATGACCCTGCTGAGGTTGCTCATTGTAACTGTACGACTAGCATAGATTGGGAGTAGCGATTAAGACTAAGTCGTTTAAGGTTAAAGCAGAAGAATCTAAGTCCAGCGTAGGGGTATTCACTGGGTACGCGTCGGTGTTCGGTAACGTCGACTCGTATGGTGACGTCATGGTGCAGGGTGCGTTCGCTGACACCCTGAAAGAATGGGAAGGCCGGAAGATTCCGGTCTTCTATGGGCATGACCTCACTGACCCGATGAATAATATTGGCTACGTCGAGAGTGCCGAGGAAGACGACACCGGACTGCTTGTCAGGTGTGTGGTCGACACTGAGGGTCCGGGTAACGGGCCTGTCGTATATAAGCTTTTGAAGGAAGGCCGAATCGACCGTATGTCGTTCGGCTTTTATGTTAATGACGCAGACCACAAGGATGGCAAGACATACATTAAGAGTGTGTCACTGCTTGAGGTGTCTGTGGTCCCTGCCCCAGCTAACCCTGAGGCAGCTATTACTGACGTCAAATCTAAGAAAGAGGCAGAAGGAATGACGCCTGAAGAGATTGCAGAGCTTGTGGTCAAGCCTATTGTCGAAGCGCTTGAGTCTAAGCTCGACGAGTATTTTGATGAGGAAGACAAGCCTGAGGATAAGCCTCAGGATAAACCTGAGGACAAGCCAGAAGATAAGCCTGCTGACGATCAGGCTAAGTCTATCCTCGCTGAGATTAAGGGGTTGTTTGCGTGAGTGGAATTGAAGAGCTGCGAGTCAAGGCAGCTGAGATCAAGGGACGGCTGAAGGCAGTTGAAGAGTCCGGTGTTGTGGGTAAAGACACCGAATCTCTGGTTGAAGAGTATAAGTCAACTATTGCTAAGATCAAGTCCTTCGAGTCGAATGAAGGCGCGGTTAATGAACTGAAAGGAAATTCTGTGGCAGTTACTCGTGGCGCTAAGTCTCTGGGTGAGCACTTTGTTAAGCACTTCGGTCCTGAGCTTGCTCGGGTTAAGGGCCGTGACAATTTCTCGGTGAATGGTCCCGAGTTTAAGGGTGCTGAGGATTGGCACCTGACTTGGGACAGCCTGATCGGATTCGACGCCGATTACGACAAGGGCGCCCACTACGCTCAGCCTCCGCTGTACGTTGGTGACCTGTTCGCACAGGGTAACACTGATAGCGCTGCTGTGGCCTGGCTTGAGGACAGCGCTGTTGAGGGTGACGCCGGCCCGACTGCTCAGGGCGCTAAGAAGAATAACATTCACTTCGTTAACCCCAAGACGAACATCGAGGCGCTGAAGAAGATCACCGGCATCCTGGCGTTCTCTGATGAAATGCTCGAGGATCACGCCTGGCTGGCCTCACACGTTAACCAGCGTGGCGTGTACCGTATCGCTGTTGCTGAAGAGAACCAGATTCTGAATGGCTCCGGACAGAGTGGCCAGCTCCAGGGTGTCCTTACCAAGAGCGGTATTCTCGCTCGTGAGGTTGATAAGACTGCTACCACTGCTGAGTTCGGTGAGGCTATTCTGGGTGGCGCTATGGACGTCCTTCAGGAGAGCGGCTTCCCGGCTGACGCTATCGTGATCAACCCCCAGGACTACGCTGCTCAGCGTCTGGCTAAGGACAGCAACGGCCAGTACTTCGGTGGTGGCGCGTTCACTGGTGCGTACGGCAACGGCCAGGTTCAGATTGTGCCTTCGCTGTGGGGTCTGAACACAGTTATCTCCCCGCGTATCGCTGCGGGCACTGCTCTGGTTGGTGCGTTCAAGGCTGGCGGTATGCTTGTCCGTAAGGGCGGTGTCAGGATTGAGGCTACGAATTCTCACGCTGACCTGTTCGTGTCTGACGTGACTGTGGTCCGTATGGAGATCCGTGAGCTGCTGACCGTGACTCAGCCGAAAGCTTTCTGCAAGGTTTCTCGCAAGGCCTGATCGTGGATCTTATTGGGGCTGATACTCTGGAAGCCCTAAGTAAGGGGGTCGTCAAAAAGGATGACCCCCTTACCCCTATTCTTATTAGGCAGGCTTCCGGATTGATTAGGGAATTCTGCGAATGGCATATCTACCCTTTGATCACTGAGACCAAGCGGGTAGATCACAAGGGTGGGCGCTTTATTAAGCTGCCCACACTGATGCTTCAGGATGAGCCTACGATCGAGTACCTAGGCCACGAGCGTGTGGTCCAGGAATGGTCTGAAGCTGGTATGTGTAGGCTGAGTGATCCACTGCCTGCTGCTATGGGTGCTATTCAGGCTACGATGACTCATGGTTATAGTGAGCTGCCTGCTACTGTGGAGGTAGTTATGGCATCTATTATTGTAGCTTCTAGGACTGCACCGGTTGGAATTAATCAAGCTGCCGTGGGCTCAGTATCGAGTACGTTTGAAGTTCCTGGTGGGGGTATTCGATTGAGCGCTTATGCTAAGCGGGCACTTGACGGATTTAGGCTGGTGTATCGCCCTTGAGCTTCCCTTTCCTTACTAATGGTTATATCTGGGTAGCTCGACTTCAAGACAAGTACGATGACCGGGGTAATCTGATTCAAGATCAGGTTGCTAAGGAGTTCACTATCCAGGGCTGCTCTATTCAGCAGCCTAGCGCTGCTGAGCTGGCTGGGGATAGGCAGGGTGACGGTCAGTGGACGTACACGGTGTACGCACCACTGACTGCATCCGTGCAGGCTAAGGACCTGGTCATCCTCAGCTGGGACCACAAAGGTACGCCGGGAGAATGGTTTAACAAGACCACACCTGTGTACAGAGTGTCAGGCGTTCCCGGTGTGTGGTCTTATGATTACCTCGGCCTTAGTCACCAGGTGATTAAGCTTGTGGCGGTGGACTGATGCTTGAGCGACTTGAATTCCATGATGAGGGATTCCAGGAAATGCTTAAGTCATCTGAGGTTGCTTCAGTTCTAAACGATATGGCCCAGAAGATATGTGACCAGGCTAATGACAACGCTGGCCGTGACGATGCTTTTGAGTGGTCGGGCTATGTGGGTCAGACTCGAGCTAGGGCTACCGTGAGGCCGGCTAGCTTTTATGGGGCTAAGTCTGAGGCTGACAACAAGACGTTGACTAGCGCGTTTGGGAGTTATACTCATGGGTAAGTATGTTGCTGAGTTCCCTGACGCTGAGGCTGCCTGCATTATGGGCTTGAGGGCTCATCTACAGGGGGTGCCTGTCAGGCAGCAGGCAGACAAGTTAGGAACGAGACAGTGTGTGGTCAAGCTGACTAGTTCTGGTACTCGTCTCGACCCTCGTAGAGTGAGGGTGCAGCTGACTGTCACGTGCTGGGGTAAGGACAACACCGATAGCACGGAGGCTTTTAACCTGGCAGCTAAATGTCTTAACTGGGTTGAAGAGCGACCTTATTATGGGCATATGGGTAAATACCCTTGTCATAAAGTCGATATTGTTTCTTACCCTTATTATGATCCTGACAGTAGCCAGTCATCTGGCGGTTCAGGGATCGCTCGATATTCTTTTACGTTCCGTATGATTCTAGCAGGAGTGAACTAAATGGCTGTAAATAACCGTAATGTGCTGGCAGGCCGTCCGGATCAGGCAGTGACTGGAGCTATCCTGTCAACTACTACTCTGGTGAGTACTCTTCCCAGTGATCTGTATAATCTCGATCTCGGTACGCTTAAGCTGACTGACTCAGGTTATGTTAGTGACGCTGGGCTGACTCTGTCGGTTAAGCGTTCAACTAACGACATCAAAGACTGGTCTCAGTCTGTGGTTAAGAAGATCCTGAGTGAGTTCTCGGGTTCTATTAAGTGGTCTCACCTTGAGGTTTCTGAGGGCTCGGCGAAGAACTTCTTCGGTGAGAACAATGTCACTGTTACCCCGAAGACGACTTCGCAGGGTACTCGCCTGTTGATGAAGCTACGTGCTGATGAGCTGCCTCACAAGACCTGGTGCTTCCGCATGAAGGATGGCGACGCTAAGATCATCATTTGGGTTCCTGATGGCCAGATCACTGAGGCTGACGACATCACGTTCGCGGCTAGTGACGCGATTAAGCTGCCTGTGACCCTGACCTGCTACCCTGATGCCCAGGGTAACTCGCTGTACATCGCCACCGATGATGGGGTGACCGGATCGTGAGCAAGGTCTTTCAGCTTGACGGTCCCAAGGCTACGGACAATTTCAAGTTCCGTATGCCGGGGTCTAAAGTTACCCATGAGCTGCCCTCCCTCCAGAAGCTGCCTGTGGGTATCCGTAAGCGTATGGGTGATCTGGCTGGGGCTATTCAGGCTCAACAGGAGCGAGGTAAGAAACCAACGCAGAAGCAGACTTCCGAATTGCTTGATTTCCAGCTTGATCTGCTTGAGCACTATGTGCCTGGTATTACGGATAAGCTCGATGACGATATGTTTATGGCGCTGATGGAGGCGTGGAAAGAGCACTCTGAAATCAGCATGGGGGAATAGTAGGGCTAGTGGGTGTGTGGCATAATCACCCACTAGCCCTAGAGCGTGAGCTCATTGGGCTAGGTTTGAGGTCCCGCCAGATAGGTTCGGATGAGCTTACCTGGCGGGACCTCCAGGCTATAGTAAGCCATGCTGAGCCAGGAGGGCCGCTGGCTAAGGATCTAGGCTACGTGTGGACCACAGACGGCTACATGCTAGCTAACATCTATGACGTCCTCGCGGGGGCCAACTGGCAGCGTGCTGGCAAGTCAAGTGAGCCTCCACCTAAGCCCATCCGAAGGCCAAATGAGATTAGGGATGACGAGCGTGCTTTCGGGTATGACCCCATCCCTCTAAGCGAATTCAATGATTGGTGGGATGCTTAATGGCTTCTGTTGAACTAGCTACAGGTTACTATCAGCTAGTGCCTTCAATGAAAGGCAACAAGGAAGCTATTGTCGGAGAAATCACTGGGGCTGTAAACGAGGGGTCCGATAAGGCTGGCAAAGAAGGTGGAGCTAGGCTATCCACTAGGTTGGCTGAAGGGCTTAAAGGTAGTTCTCTTGCGGCCCTCGGGGCAGGTGTGGCTGCGGGTATTGGTGCTGCCCTCTACAAAGTTGGTGAGACTTTCGATGAGGTCACTGATACTATTCGCACTGGTACGGGCGCCACGGGGGAGGCTCTCGACGGACTAGTCGATGTTGCTAAGCGTGTGGGCTCTACTACGCCAGCTGAGTTCTCCAAGATAGCTCCCGTTGTTGCTGACCTGAATACCAGGCTGGGCTTGACTGGTGAGGACCTCGAGACTGTGGCTAAGCAGGTACTTGAGGCTGGCCGTCTGCTGGGTCAGGACGTTGACATCAGCAAGACCACAGCAGCATTCAGCGCTTTTGGGCTTGAGGCTAAGCAGATACCTGGAGCTATGGATGACTTGTTCAGGGTCAGCCAGGCTACTGGTTTAGGCTTCAATGATCTAGCTCAGAAAACCGCTCAGGCTGCGCCTACAATGAAAGCCCTTGGGTTTGGGTTCCAGGACACAGCAGCAATGATCGGTGCCTTCGACAAGGCCGGGCTTAATTCAAGTCAGATCATGACCTCTATGACTAAGGGTCTCACTACTCTGGCTAAGTCCGGTGAGGAGCCCAAGGAAGCGTTTAAGAGGGTTACTGGCGAGATCGGTAGCTATATCCAGACAGGTAATGAAGCTGCTGCTCTTAAACTTGCTAGTAAGTTGTTTGGTACTAAGGGTGCTACCCAGTTTGTGGAGGCACTTAAGCAGGGCAAGATCGGTGCTGAGGACATGATGAAGTCCATCGGCGCTACTGATGACACTATTCTCGGTGTGGCCGGTGAGACGTCGGACTTCGCTGAGAAGTGGCAGATAGTTCAGAATAACGCACAGCTCGCCTTGGAGCCACTGGGCTCAGCGGTGTTCAGCACCTTGGCTGATGTCTTGTCAGCTATGGCGCCTACTCTCCAGGATATAGGTAACTGGCTTAAAGAGAATACCTGGGCGTTCGGAGCTCTGGGTGCAGCTATTGCTGGTATCTTGATTCCCGCCTTCGTTACGTGGGTGGCAGGTATCTGGGCGTCTACGGCAGCTCTTCTTGCCAGCCCTATCACGTGGATTGTGGTTGGTATAGCCGCTCTTGCTGCCGGACTTGTCCTCCTGATTGCTAACTGGCAGGCTGTATCGGACTTTATCGGTGGTGTGTGGAATGCTACTGTGGAAGGCGCTAAGGGCCTCTGGGAAGACTTCGTCAGAGGGTTGACGGAGTTCGCTACGGGCATTGGCCAGTGGTTTATGGAAGGTCTAACCGGGGCTGGGCAGCAGATTGCTGAGTTCTTTGCCGGCCTGCCTCAGATGATCCTTGATGGCCTTGCCGCTCTTGGTGAAGTCACCTTGATGATTGTGGGCTTCTCTATAGGGATCTTCGCTGGCCTGATTGTGGGCTTCGTACAGTTCCTGGGGTACATTCCAGGCTGGCTGGCGTCTGTGGGTGAGTGGCTGATGTCGCTTCCTGGCAAGGTACTTGAGTGGCTCGCTGGTCTTGGTCAGCTTGCTGGTAAGGCGGCTGAGTGGTTTGGCGGTTTCTTCCAGAGTATGGTCCGTAAGGGTGGCGAGATTATTGAGTGGGTTAAACAGCTTCCTGGCAAGATCATTGGAGGTATAGCGTCACTGGCTTCAAGTCTTCCGCAGAAAGCGTCTGAGGCGTGGAGCGGATTCCTGCGTAAAGCTCAGGAGCTTGGTGGACAGGTTGCGGAGTTCGCTCGCTCACTGCCAGGCAAGATTACTGGGGCGCTTGGTGATCTGGGTAACCTGCTGGTTCGGTCTGGTGGTGCTCTTGTGGATGGCTTCTTGCGGGGTATCCAAGGAGCGTGGAATTCGCTTGTGGGCTGGGTTAAGCAGGGCATGGACTGGTTGCGTGGTCTGTGGCCTTTCTCTCCTGCTAAGTGGGGGCCGTTTTCAGGTAAGGGGTATGTGACCCATTCCGGTAAGGCCATCATTAGGGACTTCGCCGATAGTCTTAAGAATGAGCAGCCTTATCTGCTTGATTCAGCTAAGAGCGTTATGGGTGACTTCAAGGATAATTTCAGTACTAACCTGAACGGTGTTCAACCTGCTTATGCCGGAGCTAATGCTGGAGGTAATACCAGTAGGGTCAATGTCAACGCATATAGCAGTGATCCATACGCTACTGCTGAGGAAGTTGCCCGGCAGCTGAGGAGATTGATGTGAAAGAAGTCACGTGGAATGGCCACGTGATCAATGGCGGGGACTGGGTTGTGAGTGAGTGTAAGCTCTTCGGCTCAGCCCCCGCCGTTGCGCAGAGTGGCCAGCGTGTGGGCTATGACGGTATATGGCGTACTAAGGCTTACCACGGTGCTAAGTCTGGTGCTATTAAAGGGTATTACGTAGGGCAGTCTCTGGAGGATGCTGAGGAGGCCATGGAGACTCTCCTGAGTATCGCGGATATTAATACCTCACCACTGACTGTTAATACACCCCGTGGCCCGAAGACAATGTATGTGGCCCGGGATAGTGCTCTCGATATAACGTTCCTGGCTAATGGGTCAGCATTTGAGTGGGGGGCTACATTGATAGCTCCTGACCCTGTGTGGTGGCGTGGCGGTCAGACTCCTGATGGCCATATCGATGACCAGTACACCGCTAAGCACAGGCTGTATCTACCCAACCTTACTGGAGGTATTAAGTTCCCGATAAAGTATCCTATCTCGTTTGTTGAGAGTGGTAACTACGGGTCCGTCACGGTAAGCTCTGGCTACCATAATAGGGTGTCCTTGAAGCTTTATGGCTACGTGCAGATACCGTCTGTGATCTTTTCTGGCCCTGGCGGGGCTGGACGACTCCGATGGGACTTTACCCTACAGCAGGACGAGTGGCTAGACATCGATTTGACTAACCGCACGTCACTTAGGCAGGGTCAGTCCTCTGCGTCCCCTACTATCAGGGAATGGCCTGAGCTAGGTAGGGGTGAATTGACTATCGGATTCCGTTCTGATGTGTATTCCCCTACCGCGTATCTTGATGTAATTGTAAGACAGGTGACTATATAATGGCTCTTGATAACGTGCTACCTATTGGTGGTAATGTTTCAGTGAATGCTGCGGAATTCAGGCGGCTCGATGTGGGCTCTACTATGGTCCACGATACCCACCCTCTGGCGTGTCGGCCAGGCGTGACGTCAGGTATGACTCCTAGCCTCAACGGTAGTCAGATCCGGGTCAGCTCGGGTACGGCTATTGTGACGCCTGTGGCCTCGAATAACGGCAGCTACCGTGTGGCTAATGTCGACGACGTTAGTCTTCCTTTGTACGCTAAGGATACGTCGTATCCGCGTACTGACATTCTGGTGCTGAAAGTGTATGACGGCACCGTTGATGGCAGCAACAAGTACCAGGCCTCGTTTGAGATGATTAAGGGCGTGGCATCAGCTAGCTTCCCCACACCTGCTACGCCAGCAGGCGCGCTGCTGATTGCACGTGTGATCGTGTCGACTACGGGTAGCCCCACGATCTATGATTCACGGCAGTATACGTGCGCTGTGGGCGGGACTATCCCGTGCTACTCGAATAGCCGGCCCACAACGTGGTTCCTCCAGAAAGGCCAGCGCATCTACGAGCTGGACACAAACAAGGTCATGCTGTGGACTGGCAGCTCGTGGCGTGAGGATACTGTTATTCCTCAGGTTACTCTTCCCCGTATCCCTGCTATTGCGTCGGGTACGGTGACAGCTAGCTCTGCTGGGCCTGCGGTGTTCACTATACAGTTCCCGCCTGGGCGTTTCTCGAGTGCACCGCGTGTTGTGGCCTCGGTTAGGTCAGCGTCAGGTGACTTCACTTGGGATACCCCTAAACCATATAATGTCACTTCGACACAATTTCAGATGTTCGTTAAGAATGGTCGTGGTTGTGATTTCGACTGGATAGCAATTGAGAACGGCTAATGATCAAATGGCATTCATTTGCCGCTCTCGACGGCAGGCCGTTAGCAGATCTCCCCGGACTAGCTGTTAAATCTAGCCTGTCATCCATCATTGGGCGGGGAGACTCCGTGACTGTGAGTCTCCCCGTCTGTGATAGGTGGCCTGCTAACTGGATGGATGGCACTCAGCCTATGCGCGCTGTCCTGGCAGCTATCGATGACGGCCTTGTGCTGTGGGCTGGCTGGGTAGAGAAGCGCACGTACGGGTCAGGTGAGTCTATGGAGCTGACTCTACAACCTGCCGAAGAGTGGCTTAAGAGGAATTACATCCCTGAGCTCGCTTTCAGAGATCAGCGATACACGACTATTGCTCGAGGAATAGGTCTAGACCGTCTGGTAGCTCAGTTTAATGGGCGTCTGGATGAGGATCCTACCCTTGATTGGGGTGACAGGACATACCGTGCTGACCAGGATATGACGTGCTTGGCGGGTCTTCAGAATTTGATGAAGACTAGACATGGTGCTGAGTTCGCTACGTCGTGGGAACTTCACGAGAATGGCCACCTCGGCATTGTGGTCCACATCGCATACAGGCTTGGCGGCGTAGGCAAGGACACTGCTGGTGCTGCTGTGCTGTCTCAAGGCTCCTGGCAACAGGTCGAGGACTGTTCTGAAGGTAAGGGAGCCACAATCTGGCGTGTGGTCTCGAATAGATCTGGAGATGAACGCAAGGAATTCGCTACGTCTAATGGTCAAGTCCTGCAATATGGGTGGCTTGAGCTCGAGAGACGCTGGACTCCTGACACGGGGTCAGTGGATGACGCCGTGCTACAGCAGTACATGTACGCGGCTAAGGAGAGCCAGCAGTACGGACTGACGTCTATTAGTGTGGAGACTACGTTGGACCACTTTATGCCAGGACGTGACTTCGTTTTAGGCGACTATGTGGATATTGATATGACTAATCTTAGTAACCCAGAGCTGAAATTCAAGGGGAAAGCCAGGGTAATTGGTTGGGTATGCGACCCTGACCCCGTATCTGGGGAACTCACTAAGATTAAGCCTATGCTTTCACTGGAGGATTGATGAGTTTCGACCCTACTACGGTCGATAGGCCGTCTAATGACCAGGGTATTCGTGAGGTTGTTAACCGACTAGAGGGTCTTGAGAGCCGTATTAACGAACTCACGGCCACTATTGGTGGGGAAGGGGCGGTGTATAACCGCTCTCTTTTCCACGTTAAGGGGCATGCGAAGTTCGATGGCACTCTTGAGATCGCTGAAGGTCTGATTGGTGACAAGGCACTCAAGTCTCAGATCAGCGTTGATGCAGGTAATTCCCGTAACCTTGACTGGTCTCCTGTGACTAGCTGGACCACAGGGGTGTCTACGTTCGTTGTGGCCCCTAGTTGGGCTACTAAAGCGCTGGTCATAGCCGGTGGGTCGATCATGCCTAACTACGACGCTAACGCTGGCACCCCTGCGTGCTGGGGTAGGGTCGAGTGCAGGGGGCAATACAGCCCTGACTTCCTGTCTTTCTTGGGATCATCGGCTATCCCATCGAATATCTCGTGGCCGTTCTTCACTGTACCTGATCCACGTGAAGGGGGGATTGAGGTTAATTGCCAGGCTAAGCTTTATAGCGGTAGTTCTAATAGAGGCGGACGCTGTTTTGTGTCTGCTGTTGTACTGTGGTTGAGGTGATAAGTTGAGCCCTGAGACTATGGGTAGTCTGATTGGGGCTATCCTAGCGGGTATTTTAGCGGTCGGTTATAGCGGAGTTAAAGTCTATAAGGCTATGTCGGGGTCGCTTAAGAGGATAAAAGATCTTACTGCTGACCTGAAAGCTGATACTGAAGCGTTAGTTTATGACAAAACTGATGCTGAAGGTAACACCGTTCAGGATAAGTTGAATATTCTACTTAAGCAAGCTGACAAGACTAACACTGACCTCGAGATTCTTTCGTCTACAACGGCGGAAATTAAGGGGGTACTGAACCGGCACGATAAAGAGATTGGCCGGTTTAACACGAATTTGAGCCAGCTCAACGAACGAGTATCGAATTCGGAGCGTATGTTGACTTCTAGGTTAGAAGAACACGGTCAGCGCATCCTGGCCGTGGAGACAAGGAAGGAGGGTTAAATGGGATATGTGTCTGTGGGCCCTAAATACAATGGGCAGGAAGCCTACGCTGCTGAGATTCCAGCTAAGTGGTACAAGCTATTCAAGCGCTATATGGCTAAGTATCACCCGGATATCTCGATTATCCTGATCCAGGCTAAGGGAGGTGCAGCTGCGAGTGCGGGAACTCACTCTGACGGCTGGGCGTTCGACTTCCAGAACTGGCACCTGACGTCTAAGCAGAACGAGATTCTGGTAGCTGAGTCACGTAGGTTCGGAGGTGTGGCTTGGGCTAGGTATAGGAGTCAGGGTTTCGAACCCCATGACCATGTGGCTTGTGATTCTGGTGGTAGTTCTGACACTGCCTGCCAGTACCAGGTAGTAGCTGCGCATGCAGGCTACAACGGCCTGGGCTACCGCGGTCGTAAGGCGTCAGACAACCACCCTGCCCCTGCTAAGTGGGTTACATGTGCCCAGGGTATAGGCATGATGGAGGCTATCCTGGGTGGATTCAAGACAAATGAGGAAGGACCAACATTGGACAAGAGCGAACTGATTCAGGCTGTACGCGAAGGCGTTGGCGGACTCAACTGGGGTAACGAGACGTTCGGAGCGTATCTCGGCCGTATGCAGGCTGCGTGCCAGACTGCTGCGTACTACGCCCACCAGGCTGCTACTCAGACTGCACCCATCACCCGGCCTGGCGACCCGTCTGCTGATAGCCGTGGGCAGGTTGTGATCCGCCAGGAGATCGCTGACGCTAAGACGCGCATCACTGCGGTGCAGGCTCAGATGGAGGAGCTGCGCAACTCTATCTCTGTGCTGGCTGATCTGGTGAGGGGCCTGGCTCCTCGTGATCCTGGTGTCAACGCCTGATAGCCTGAAAGGAGGTGTGTACCCCTGGTACATAGTATCAGGAGGCTACCCCCATGAAAGACTACTTGAAAAAGAAACCACTATATGACTACAGGTCATACGGTGGGTGGGGTGTACAGCGTCCTGAGCACGGTACTCTAGGTCGCTTCGACCCGGCCATGACTAAGCTACTGCCTGACGGCCGCACGTTCGAACTCAAGATGCAGTTCGATCGTCCAGCATACCTCATGTATATCGAGGCAGGGGCCACACACGAGAAGGCGTTGCATAACTCCCTGAGGTGTGGTTCATGGGCAAGCCTATACAATGTCAAGGGTGAGGGCTACTGGTCCATGTGGGTCAAAAACCCACCGTCCTGGACGACTGAGATGGTAGCTATGCTGTGGCCCGAGGAAGACTCTAGGTGGCCTGAGGGCGAGATCAACTTCATGGAGACCCAGTCTGACAAGACCAAGACTCAGCTGAATCTCCACTGGCCCTCACCTAAGGACCGCTCTCCACAGCACTGGCCTCAGGTCATCGACCTCGATACACGCCAGTGGCACAAGTACGGGGTACGTATCTACCCCGACTGTATACGGTGGTTTGTAGACGACAAGATGGTGAGACACCTAGACACAGAGTTCTCACCCTACAACACCAAGCTGCACTTCGCTGTGCAGTGCGGGGTTAATCAAAACTTCGGGGTGATGTGGCACAAAGACATCGCCTGGGAAGAGAATATGTACATCATCCCTGAGAGAGCCCCAGGGATACTGTAGTTAGGAGACACATGGATATTACTACGCTCGCCACTGTGCCGGCTATGCTCGCTATCGTCGAGCTCCTGAAGCGCTGCGGCCTGCCAGCTAAGGCCGCTATGCCGGTTACTGTGGTACTGTCGGTCGCTCTGGGCCTTGCTCAGACTTTCCTTGGAGGTGATCCTGTCTACCAGGCTGCCGCTAAGTACCTGCTGATGGGTCTCGGTGCGTGTGGCCTCTACGATGCAGCTAAGATTGCATCCCCTACCGTGGAGCAGAAGAACACGTTGGACACCACTGTCCCTCGTCGTGCTGAGGCTCCTGAGGTGACTGCCTGATCTAAATAATAACCCCCTACCTGAACAGGTAGGGGGTTATTTGTTTTCTGTGTTCCTCATTCTAGGAGGAGCATTACAGTTAGTACTAGCAGGATAGCTAACAGTGCGCTGGTAAGTGACAAGCATTCACCACCTTTCGTTAAGGGAGTACCCAACAGTCAGCCCGAGGGCCAGAGCCAGTAGTACCATAGCCACACACATGTCCATGATTACCTCTTGTCTCCTAGGTGTTTCTTGATGATCCTCTTGATGATCTTCTCAGGTGGCCAGCAGTACAGGCCTGAGACCTGAGCGATCTCTTGACCACACGCCAGACGCTGTTCCTGACTAGTGTGAGGGTAGTAGTAGCGCAGTTGTGCGGCCATCGCTTCCGGGTCGATCACCATAGTGCGTCTCCAATCGAGTCGATTTCGTCCATGAGGTCGTCTAGTTCACAGTAGTAGCAGTATGCGGCCAGGTAATCAGGCAGGTCCACACCGTCCCAGGTTATCTTACCTTCAGCAGCATGATCAATGTCAATCTTGAGGTTGACGAGGATGGCCTCGCTGAGGTCCTCTCCGTACACGTTGAGGACGTGATCGTGAAGCTCAGCAAGGTCGATGCCGTGCTCGGCTACGTACTCGGGGTCTCTCTTGAATCCTAGCATTGTGTGGCCTCCATGTCGTCTAGCAGGTATACCAGCGGTGAGCGTTCTACTCCTGGTATAGCCCTCAGTTTTGTGATTGTTTCTTTCAGGTCTAGGTCGAGTGGTATTGCCCTGAACGCTTCTGACTCTAGCACCGTGGCTGAGTGAGAGTCAAGTACCCACTCAGCCCTTCGCATGAGAGCTTTGACGGGGTAATCAATGAGGTCGCTTACTAGGCTGTCGTCGATGCTCTCGCCCACGTGGTCGTACAGTCCCTCACCGCACGGGAGGTACCGGTCTGCGGCCCTCTGGCAGTACTGCACTGCCCAGTAGCGGGGGCATACCCAGAGATCCCACTCCCACATGAAGTCATCATGGACCTCATCGTACCCCCACTGCTCGAGCTTATTCAGCACTACGTGATGTCCTGGGGTGGATGCTACCCTACGTAGCTCATCAATAGTGTACATTGTTCACCGCTCCACTACGAGAAAGACTGCATTGACTGGAGTGTGCTGGCTGGCATCCCAGTAGATGTCTCCCAGCTCACTGGTGTAGAGGTAGCCACACTCAAGGAGTGCTTCAATGCTAGCCCCGTAGAAGTTCTCGACTGTCTCTACTTTGATTGTTCCCTGTGTTTCGATCATGGTATTACCTTAGCACACTCTATAGAGATTGCACAACCTCAGGCTGCCACTCTCCCGGAGTGTCTAGCCCGGTGACGACAAGGTCCTGTGACCCTGACTTAGTTTCTACTTGAATACTCAACGACTCTGCCTGACGAGATATGTACAGACTGTTGTCTGACCAGGCGTGCAGAGCCACTGACCCTGCCAGTGCTGCGCCTCCAGTGGAGGGAATGTCCTTGCTGGCCTTGCGTGTGTGGTGCACTATAAGTTGAGCGCACCCTGTAGCCTGAGCCACAGTCTTGATAGGCTGCAAGATCTGCCCGTACATAGCCTGGCTGTCGTTGATCGACTCTGTGGTCAGCATAGACAAGGTGTCATAGCATACCAGGCCTATACCCATCGACTCTACGGTCTCGCCTATCTCCTCAGCTAGCTCAGGTGACAGCCCCTGTGTGGGCCTGCCTGCTATATAGAGGGGTATCTCCCCGTCAGGAGGGTTAAGCTCCAGAACGCCAGACTTGCAGGTTATGTACCCTCGAGGGTCATGGTGGGGGAAACGACACTGCAAGATAGTCTGCACACGAGACCACACGCGTGAGAGGCTGTCCTCTGCCTCGATGATGAGGCAGGGTGCCTGGTGTGACCTGGCATACCCTAGCACGGGCTGCCCCAGAGACAAGCTGATACACATGTCCAGCATGATCCACGATTTGTAATGCTTCGGGGGTGCGGCGATGAAGCCGCATCCGCCTTCCTCCACCAGGCCATCTATGCGCCACCTAGGCTCAGGCATGCCTACTAGATCAGCTATGGGTCTGATCTGTAGAAGTGGTTCTCTAGGTGAATCTTCAACTATCTCGATAGTCTCAATAGTTTTAGACCCTGTAAGGTCTAGTTTACTAGCTACCCTCTGAACCTCAGCCTTCAGCTTGTCTACTGAACCCCATTTATTAAGGCACGTGTGCCTGATCAAGCCAGGGATAAACTCCGGCCCAACCCCACACTCCAGCATGCTAGCTATAGCCGCGTACAGCTGGCTCGACCTGTCACCAAGGGCTTTACTAGCACGGAGCTGCCCTGCTATAGACGCCGAGCTACCGTCCAGTGTCCTGTACACTGCGGAGGCCAGCTCCCCAGGAGTCTGTGTGGCCCCATATACTGGCCTACCTACCTGACAACCTCTCTTGTGTGAGGGGGTGCCAGGTACCCTGAGTAGCTGGGTAGCATCCCATCCCCCAGGGTCGCATCCTAGCACGTGGCTGACAGCCCTAGACAGGCTGTCCTGATCAGGCTGAGGCACAGTCTCAGTCAGTCTCCAGATAGCCTGTGTGTGACCCGGGCTACTAGACCACACAGCGAGGGGGTTAGTACCCTCCGTGTGGCCGTCGTCTACGTCAGACCAGATCAGCGGGCCCGCTTGGAGGTACTCCGCCTTCCTTTCCGGCCGAGAGAAAAGACCGGGAGTGAAATATACATCCTGCCCAGCTTCAACGAGACCCCGCACGTAGCGTTTCGCTTCGTCAAGTTGGTCCACAACCCTAAAGGCTTGGCCCGGGTTGAAAGCCTGACCCGGCCACGTGATCCCACAGATGAAAAAATACCCATCACAACCCTCCCAGAGTGTCTCGAAGAACCTCATCCTCAACCCTAGCTATCTCTTCCTGGTAGGTATCTGGGGTGACACACGCCCAATACCCTCCGGCTGACATAATATCAGCCCCAACCTTGATCTGCCACTGGCTCAAAGATGAGCCTGTCTTGAGCTCCAGCCCCACGAACCTACCTCTGAAGCAGGCTATCAGGTCTGGAATACCCTTCTTAGTGTATTGGCTGGCGTGGTATTTGACAACCCACCAACCTCTACCCTCTAGATACTTCTGTACTTGTCTTGAGAACGTACTCTCTAGCATGCCCAGAGCAGGGTACTAGCCCCTGCTCCAGACTATGTCAGAGGATATCGTCGAACTCGCCGAACTCATCCTCTTCGACCTCAGGCTCAGCAGCAGCCTTAGGCTTAGGAGCAAGCTCGGAGAACGGGGCCACACGTGCCACGCGGCTGCGCAGCTTGCCCTGGTAGCTGTCGTCCTCGAGCTCAACGTTGATACGAGCACCAACGTACTTGGCCGGGTCGATCTGGACGACTTTGTTAGGCACCTTGGTACCCGCAGCTTCAATCAACTCGCGGAGCTTCCACAACTGATTGGGAACAATCTTGCAGTAGTAGGGGTAGCGTCCTGGGCCTGCCACGATAGCGAAGACAAGCATGTCGGTGTTATCTGACTTGGTCTTGGTCATCTCCACCCCAGCGATCTCAGCGTTGTACACACCTGGTTCCTGGTGCACGGTGCTGAAGGACGGCGCCTTGACGTCGGAGAAGTCGATCGAGATCTTAGCCATTGTTGGAGTTCCTCTCTTTGAGTACCTGTCGGATGTAATCAATTGTAGCAGTAGTAGTGGTGAAGAAGCAAACCGTGATGGTGAACATATCGCGGTTCACGTGATCATTGTAGCGCACCTCGTACTGGCCTACTTGGTGGGCCACAGTGATGGGGTTGGGCACGTCGATGACGGCCAGGTCATGGTGCTCGAAGCGCCATGGCAGGTCTTCCATCTGGTCGCACAACCTGACAAGGGCGTTACTGGCTACCTTTGAAAAATCAATCATGCGTGAGATACCTTTCAAGTCGCTCCCAAGTGGGGGACCCCAACCAGGGCTTACGGGCCGCTATATCAGCCCGACACCCTGCCACAATACCCTTTGTGGGCTTGAGCCACATACGGTAGCCGGTGTTGGAGTCTCTCTTAACTGACTCTGTGTAGCCTATCACGTCAGCGTACATGAGCGCAAACTGCCTGGCCTGACCAGGAAGGGCCAGCGTGACCTCCTTAGTCTGAGCCACATCAGCGTCCTCGGGGTCAGCCTCATCCACGTAGGTGACCTTAGCCTGGCCCGTGAGTACCACAGGGATGTCAAGACCACGCAGAGTAAGGATGAGTGACTTAATCAGTTCGTTGGCCTGACCATACTGAGGCAGACTGACGGGCTTAGACACCGTTAGAAGGTCGCCACGCTTACGCCCAGAGACGAAATTCAGAGCAAGCTCATGGGCCACAGTAATACTGTCCAGGGCCACAGCTGTGGGAGGCTTGGCTACGATGGACTGAACCTCTTTGGCCAGGGCCTCCCAGGTATCTACCTGTGTGGTCTCGGCCTGTACTGCACGGGTGCCGCCCTCAAGGTCGATGATGCGTACCCCCGGCACCGTAGATGCGAATGTAGTTTTGCCAGTCTTAGGCTGGCCATACACTAGTGTGATCATTTGTACCTTTCCATGGGGTCTCTCTTATCAAAGAATTGCAGGAACTGCTCATCCGTGCCGAACTCAACTCGTGCTGCTGCAAGCTTACCCTTACGGCACAAATACGAGTTACCGCACACTGATGGGTTACGGTCCTCTGGTGGCTTAGACCAGTCGTACTCACCGACCTGTCTTGCCCACCTTAGTATACTCTTGATTTGCCTTTCGTGTACTTGACTATTGAACGGTACCAGCAGTCGGGTGAACGCTGGGCAATGTTGACGCTTCAACAACTCAGCATCCTTCGCAATGGCATCACACTCAGCTGAGGTGATCTCCGTCCGATGCTCATGAGCCCAGTCTAGCAGAGATCGGTAGCAAGTGCTACCTGTGGACCCCTTCGTGATCTTAAGCTTACCTGTCTTAGTCAGCTGGGGCCACACCACGCGCTGTGGCTGGATGTAGTCCCAGATCATCCCACCAAGAGGCAGGTCCCAGCCGAGGCGCTTCTTGTTACCCTCCAGCAGCCACAGGTATGCGTGAGACTGGATATCCAGCTGCCGGTACTCGGCTGTAGGGAGGGTCTGGTGGGTTTTGTGGTCCAGCACCCACAGACGGCCTCCGAGCTCGACTACCTTATCAATCTTACCACGGTAGTCATGGTTGCATCCTGGGATACCCCTGCTCAAATCGAGCTCGCACGCCAGGACGTTGAGGGGCTCATCACGGTACCTGTACTCGTAGGCGCGGTACACACGGTCAAGGTCGTCATAGATCTCATGCTCCTCCTCCATGAGGTCAGCTGGACGCTCAGGGGGAGTTCCTGTCTCGAGCCAGGCGTGTAGGTAGGTACCTCTGTCTAAGGCCGTACCTGGATGTGGCTTAGACGTGATCCCCTGTATGTCATAGTAAGCCTCCAAAGGGCAGTTAAGCCAGGACTTGATCAGGCTTGTGGTTATCTGCATGTCTTCTACCTTACATCAATCTCAGGTCCCCAGCAAGTTCCTACCTCGACATCAGCTACCAGGGGGCAGTCGAAGTGGGGAAGGGGCTGCTCCATAGTCTCCTTGATCGTACACGCTGAGGTCTCGGTTAGGTCCTCAGGGACTAACACGAGCACAGCGTCGTGGACCAGGCCCAGTATGTGGCTGTCTCCCTCTAGGCTAGACCACACCTGCACGGCAGCCCTCAACATGATGTCACTACCCGTACCCTGCACCTGAGAATTTACAGCTTGGCGCTCAGCGGCGGCTACCTCATACTCGTCACTGCTGTATAGCCCTGGTAGGTGTCGCCTACGTCCAAACATCGTGCTCGAGTAGCCCAGCTCGTGCGCCCTCGCTTTGACCCTAGCGTGCCAAGGACGCAGTCCTGACCAGTGCCGGAAAAAGTCCTCGCGGAACTGCTCAGCCTCATCCAGAGTAATGTCTGTGCCGTAGCTAACTTTAGCGAACTGGGTGAACGACTTAGCGCTCATCCCGTACAGGAAGCCAAAGTTAACAATCTTAGCTTTCCTTCGGTCAAACGAGTTGTCTGGGTCAAGACCAATAGCACGTGTGGTCTGTGAGTGGATATCTCCTCCCTGTCGGTACAGCTCGAGCATGGCCTTATCACGCGAGACCACAGCAGCTACGCGCAACTCAAGCTGGCTGTAGTCAGCCTCGATGATCTTGTAGCCCTCAGGAGCGGCCACCAGGCCCCTTATGTAGGGGTCCTTCGGAACTTGCTGGAGGTTAACACCAGCCCCATCGCAGACCTTGCCTGATGATAGCCTGCCTGTTACCGTACCGTGAAGCTTAAACGAGGTATATAAACGTCCCCTTTCGTCTATTTGCTCTTTATAGGGGGTAATAAACCCGTCTAGGTTCTTCTTAAGTCGTGACCTTTCTAATAGTGTTTTAGCGATAGGGTGATCCATATATGCAAGTGCCTTTTTAGAAAGGCTGGGTGCTCCATTAGGGAATGCCTTAGTGGGCTTTCCTACCTCCTTTTTCTCGATACCTAGGTAGTCATATAGAAACCACCTCTGAAAGTTAGTAGTGCCCCATTTAACCTGCATTCCATCAGGTATTTCTGAAGGTATTTCCGACTGCAATTTGGCGTCTATTTCAGCCAATTCTGAGGTGTATTTATGTTCGGCTATTTCAAGCTTATCTCGACTAATCGGAATACCGTAGTCCTCGGTCTCAGCCAGCATATTAATAGCCGGGACCACAACCTTCTTAAGGAGCTTCTTCTGGTTAGCCGTGAGCTTATTTCGATTAATCCGATAAAGCTCTCGTGTGGCCAAGAGGTCTTTCTTAAGGTATGCCTCCATAGACTCTGGATCAGAGTCATCCCACACACCGTCGTAAGACCAGTCACCTCCCATATAGTCAGCCATGAGCGACTTAAGCCCCAGCGGCCTATTCTCGTCCACCATATGGGCACCCAGCAGAGTATCTCCAGCTGCTTCGATATGAGCACCGAAGTGCTTAGCATACACAACGTCGAATTTCACGTTGTGGCCCACTACCGGGGGGAGTTTTCCACACAGCCTACGTAGCCTACCCTGCCATGTCTCGGGATACTTAGAGGCCATGTGGAAAACTCTAGGCTCATCCTCGGGCTTGTCCCCTAGGACGCCCACCATAAGCACGGCGGCGTCCTTTGCACGGGGGTTAAGCCCTGTGGTTTCGATGTCTAGAAATAGCATTTTGTCAACTCTTTGGCAAGCTTATGCGCAGTACGCACGTCTGTGGTCGACTTGTACTCTATCTTATCCTCACCGATAGTGAAAGTCGTGGCAGTCCTAAACTTATTCAACTTCCAACTAGCGGTCCTTGAGCACTCAGTCACCCACGAACGGTACCCGATACTCAAGACCAGGAATTCTGCCCACGAGTAGCCTGCGTCGGCACCGGCCCACAGCTGTTTACCCCAGTCAGAAAACAGGTCATCAAGATTGAACGCAATCACTGCAAGGTTGAAGCCCTTAGCTCGAGTCACGTTAGGTTTAGCTGCCTCACGGATATCCGAACTAATGCCCGTGTAGTCATGGATATCACCATCGACCCACGAGCGGGTCAGCACACCGTGTGAGTTGTGTGGGTCCACAACGAGCTCACTAGGTGCGTACCCAAGCCCTCGTGCGAAGATTGTAGGGTCCACACCGGGCGTGGCTGCGATGACTAGACGGTCAGACGGATTCACTAGCATAAGTCTCTCCTAGTAGGTAGTTGCGAGTGTTATTCATAATTTCCTTGCGGAACTCAGTGGCCTCCTGGAGAGAGGCCCACAGGGAATCCTCAACGGTGTCCTGGGTCACCATCACGATGACCTTTGGATCAGCCGCTAGGGCTACTCTATCAGACATCTGACGATAGGTCAACGCCGAGGTAGGCAGCCCATACCACACCAGTACCTCAGCCTCCCTCATGTCCACAGCAGTAGCAGCAACCTGAGGATTGACTACCAGCACGCCGTCCTTAGAAGCTTTCCAGGCGTCCAATACCGATGTCTTGTCCTTGATCTTACCGTCCAGCCGGTACGTGTGGTCCAGGTGACGCTCTATAGCGGTGAGTGAGTCCAGTAGCTCGCTGGCTACCACTATACGGCCCCTGTAGGCCTCCCTGAGAGCGTCCAGGGCCACAAGCTTATGGCCACTGTATACTAGTCTACCCTCACCCGTAGACAGCCCCTCAGCCAGCCTACGACACCTGGCGAACAGGGCCAGCACCGAGTCAGCTCCAGACTCTCCTTGAGCCTCCAGTGTGTCAAGCTCATCCCTTACCATAGCCTGATAAATAGCCTTGCGGGACTCGTCTAGGAATACAGGTACAACCTCTTCATCAATAGCTTTAGTGCCTATAGCATCCTCACGGCTAATACTTATGGAGTGTGCTTTAATAAGTGCTTGGTATTCCTCGGTATTACGGGGACCGAGATACTTAGGGAACCCTCCGAAATTCGACCACTCCCCGAAGTACTCTCGGAACGATTTGGCTGACGGGAATTCCGACCTAATAGACGGGTCAGAGAACACCAGCTGTGGATAAATCTCCCCCACCATATTGCGCTTGCCCACAGGGGTGGCTGTCAGGCATACCCTGTACCGGGCCGATTTAGCCATACCTACAATACGCCGAGACCTCTTACTCGCAGGTGTCTTGATGAGGTGGGACTCATCCAGCACAATAGCTGAGGCGTGGTACTCAGCCCCCTTAAACAGGCCTTTAGGGTAACCCCTGGAGAATTTGTCATAATTGATCAACACAAGCTTAGGTAGTGCTGTGGCCTCATATGCTCCGTCATAGACGATATCCGCCTCAGGTCCCCAGTAATGCTGCTGTAGTTCCCTGACCCACACATCGATAGCGATCTTAGGGCAGACCACAACGATATACCTGACATCCCGGTTGTGCATAAGCCATGACAGCCAGTCGATGGTTGTCTTAGTCTTACCCGTACGCGTGTCCATAAGGAGCATGCCGTGCTCTTTTTTAGCCAGCCACTTAACCGCGGCCAGCTGATAGTCTCGAGGTTTAGTGACTGGCTCAAACATTAGTCGATTGCTCCTTCAATCATCTTCTTGTACTGGAGTGTGGTCCCAGTACCCATCCTAGCAACCTCCACACCCTCGCGCAAGGCTACCACAGTGGGGACAGACATAATATTGAATTTACGCCCGAGGTCAGGATTGACCTCAACATCAACATAATCCCAACCAAGATAAGGGAACTTTTGCATAGCCCTTTCAAAATTAGCCTTAGACTGCGGGCACTGTGAGCACCACGACGCGCCAAGGAACAATAACTTCAACATTAAACTACTACCACCTTTGCTGAATAGATAGGCGCCTTATAATTGACCGCCTTGAAACCTTTACCTTTGAACTCTAGCACACCTTGCTTAGACGTTATGAACTCTACCTCCTTCTCAACCCTAGCAGGCATCAACATCTTATGCCAAACGTCAAGATTCTGGCAATATACGTGTGCATTAGCAGTAGTGAACCTCAACTGCCCCGGACTAACCTCGTGCCCGTGATGCCTCAGTGTGTTGGCCATCAGGTGGATGAGCATCCACCCCTCAAGAGTATCGTAGGGCAGCCCACACACGACGTCTGTAGACCTGGCGAAAATATCGAGGTTAACTCGGCCACCTATCACATTGAACGCCCACGCCACCGGACACGGTGGGATACGCATAGACCCTATCTCGTAACCCTGCCATGTGGTCCACACCGCTCGTTTAGTTGCAGGCTGGGCCACTAGACGGTCCACGACGTCCCGTACGGCGTCGTAAGCCCCATCAGGACCTCCGTAGCGCCACTGGACGCCGTACATAGGACCCAGCGCATCTGAGGCCCACGGGGACCACATACGCTCCACGTCCGGGGTGATTCTAGCACACCTGTCGTGTTGTGTGGCTCCTGACCCACTCAGCATCCAGTGGAGCTCACGCTGGGCCATGTCCACAGACACCCTACGGGTCTGGGACAGTGGGGCATGAGTGTAGACCACACTCCATGACCCGTAGCACCAGTAGGGGTGATCCTGCCCTTCCGTGACTAGCTCAGCAGCCTGTCTAGACAAGTGGTATATGTTCTGATCATACTCACACAACACGCCTGTAAGCCTCCGACGCGCACTTAACAATTACGTAACCCGGCTCTTTAACCCATGAGCTACCATGTTTAGCCCAGTAGGTAAAGTCTTTAACCGCCTTATTAAAGTTCTTAGCCAGGGTATAATTAGTCACCCCATAAGAGACATCTGGACTTACATTATAGCCCATTCCTAGGTACTTATGAAAGGTCTCAAGAATAAACATACAGGCCTTTTTAGTAAGGTGCCTATACCTGATTTCGCCCAAATTAAGCACTTCCATACATTGTGGGTACCAGTCACCGAAATTAAGGTCGTTATAGTGCCTTGCACCGTACTCGGGACGAGATCTAATGACCTCAACACCGGCATTACGCAGTACAGTTATACCCTGTTTATGCTCTCGCCAGTCTGGTGTTTTCAGAGCTGGATCGAGCCACGGTCTGTCATACTCCAGAGACCCCCTGAACCCCGCCAGAAGCAATGCCCTAGCGCACGGTGCGCAAGGCTCATAGGTCATAGCTATATGGCCCTCCCTAAGACGATAGGGCAGCTCCATAAGCTGTTGGGAGGCCCACACCTCCGCGTGGACATACTCAAGGCACTGCCCGTCAGGTGCAACGTCGTGTAATTTAACACCTAGCTCGACGTTATGTGTGGATATCTGGTAATCCCCAGAGGTGTTTATGAAATAGCAACCTACCTTGCATTCAGGGTGGGAGGATTGCTGGGCAATCTCATAGGCTAGCTCAATTTCATTGATCACTATAGCTCCTAACAATAACACGATCGAACTGCGGGAAAGTCTTCAGGATAGCCTCACAAGTAGGGCATACGTAGTTAATTATGTACGCAATGCCCGGGCGTGACCCCCCAACCTCATTTAGAAGCCTCATTACTGGGTGGATATAAGACCCTCCGGGCTTAGGGTAGTACTTACCCGGCACCCACCAGATACCGTCAGGGCTAGAGAAGACCACAGACGACATACAGCCTCGCTCAGGTTTGATGCTCTGGATCATCCGAGGTAGATCACCGAACTCATACATCAGAATTCACTCCAATCACCGAACTCATCCTTGTATCCGTACTTAGACTCGTACTTGAATCCCAACCACACACCAGCAATAGCCATCAGGATGAGGGCCACATACCACAGACCGTAGAAGATCATCCAGGTGATCAGGACGCCGATACCAAGTGCAGCAGCAACAGCAGCGATGATACCGGCCATGTAGGCGACGAACTTAAGCATTGTTTTGAACCTTTCTCGATGTTTTCTTGATGTCTTTAGCTTAGCACACTCTGTGGAGCTGTGCAACCCCTGATCCTAAACTGTTAACCTTAGTTAACCCACCCCGACTCATGCAGGATCAACTCGACCTCTGACGGGTCAATCAGGTCATCACGCATGCGTGCAGTGAGGTACGCGATAGCGAACAGAGCGGGCTCACACCTCATGGCCTCAGCGATACCCTCCAGGCCCTTACCGTAGCTGCGCACACGAGACAATACACGTCCCCATGAGGCCTTGCTGCCAATAGTGAGCTTCTTACAGAGCTGGCCTGCCTCAGCGGATACCCCAATAGCGAATGTCCAGGGGGAGTGAGCAATAGCTGCCCACCACTTCAAGGCGTTGTCAAGCTCTTCCGAGTCCTCAGACCTCAATGCATCCACCAGCGCACCAGTGAGGGCGGCCCGGTAAGGCGCGTAATGAGTGGTCATAACGATCGTGGTGTGGATATCTCGCCACTCGACGTTCATTTTGGGCCTTTCTGGTTTGCTTTGTTGGTCTTTAGTTTAGCGCAATTTGAGGGCCATTTCAACCCCATTTAGTGGTAATTTCAGCGATTATTCTCGAGCCATTCCTCAGCCTTTTCCACAAGCTGATCGTAGGTCAGGGTGTAGTCCTCGTCGACCAGGTCGATGAGGTAGCTGATCAGGGGCCACACGGGGGTGTCCTCGATTACCTCAGCGGTCTCGGGCAGGACCAGGACCTCGCCGAACTCCTCGTCGAGGGGGGTGTCCTCGGACTGTGGGCCCTCCACACGCACCAACACGGGATCAGTAGCGCCTACTGCGTGTGTGGCCCAGTACGCTGCCAGCTCCGCGATGGTCTCGCATCCACTCACGCCACGCCCGACCTTCGACTCGTCGTAGTCCATGGGCCAGCTGTACTGAGTCTCAGGGTCGAGCAGGTACTCAACACCGCGCTTCCTGTCCTGGATCCTGTAGGCGATCATCCGTGTGGTCCTCCTGGGTTGTTCTGACGTGTCTAGACTAGCACACTCCCCGCGATGTGCAACCCTCAGTTTCTCGAATCTGAGGGCCTAGCAGACCTGAGGGGTACAAGACTACCGAGGAAGGTCTGCTAGGCCGTCTAATCTTAAATGCAGTAGCTTCTATGGGTATCTGGGAACTCAACCTGCTGGATCCAGTAGCCCTTGGAGTTCTGGGTCAGCCCCTTAGCCCTCATCTGGTCAGGTGTCAGGCAGTGGCGGCCCACACCGTGGGTGCCTGCTCGGTGCCTGTCCCCGGCACGGGTACCTCCGAACGTCTCGTGGCACTCAGCGCAATGCTCCGGCTTGTAGCCTACGATGGTCTTCTCGCAGTCTCTGCATGTCCAAGTCATGGTAACTACCCTAGCACTACCCAGACACCCCGTCAAGCGTGTAGGCATCCTCGATTTACGGCCTAACAGCACTAGACCCTACCTAGGGTACCCCCAGGCCTTTTGAGGCCGTCTGAGGGCGTTCTAGGCAGGGGCAGGGGTGCTCTAGGTCAGGACCACCAGCAGATAGCTACCGGCAGGTCGTTGACTGCGCCAGGGTGCTGGCCACTCTCGTGCACCAGGTAGCACATGAGGGCGAGTGTGGCTAGAGCCTCGCCCTCGTGGCGAGCTGCCCACCCTGGGACCCGGGACCAGGCTGCCTTGGCCCCTACGGTGTGGCGCTTGATCATCGTGCCACAGATGTCGTGGACAGCTAGTGCAAACGCCCAGGGGGACAAGGCTACGTCGGACAGGGACTTGAGTGCCACCTTGAGCGCAGTGGTGTCGTCTGCCCGGATAGCCTCCAGGAGGTCACCTGCCAGGACGCGCTCGTAGCCGGTCTCCCTCGTGGTCGCGTTGATGGCTTCAAGGATATCTCGTCTCGTGATCATGGATCCACCCTAGCACAGGACCACACACCCCTGCAACCCCCAAGAGTTAACCGTGGTTAAGATCCCCTCCCCCTACACCCCCCCTCCCCTCCCTGGGGCGCCCACGCACGCGCCCGACAGAAGTCGCGTAACACACGCACGTGACACACGCGCGTCATGACGCACGCGCACGGCACACACACGCGCACGCGGTATCTTCCCACTACCTTCCTCTCCGAGAGGGTCTCTGGCGTTTACGCCAGAGAGACCCTCTCGGAGAGAGGAAAAGTTATATATATATATTTCTCTCTTTAGAGGGGGTATGGGGGAGACCTTTCTCTCTTTGCTGGTCTGAGGCGGTGTGTGGTCTTGATCGGGATCTGCCTCGGTCGGGCCGTCTCGCGGCCCTCCCCGCACGGGGCACTGGGCCTCCCGGGGCCCCAGGCGTAAACGCCGGGCCCCGGGGCCCAGCCCCGTGCCTGGGCACGACGGGGACGATGGGGCTGGCACAAGCTGAGCTGAGGGAAGCTGGGGCTCGCCGTCTCGCGGCTCGCCAGGGGTGTGTGGTCTAGTGCTTGGGGCAGCGTAGGCCAGGATGCCGCTGAGAGACCGGAGGATGGATTCTGAGGGCCTGGCAGGGTCGGGGTGGCACTGGAGTACCCCCAGACGATTTGAGGCCGTCTAAGGCGCGACGGTGAAGCTCTCAGGATGTGTTGCGGGGTTGCGAGGAGTGCGCTAAGCTTGGGGCATGGAGTTTCCACGAGAGATCGTTAAGCGAGTAGTTGAGGTTCCGGGGTGGGGTGATATGCCCGCACTGCCGAGCGAGCAGAGGCTTGAGGAGGCTGGCATGGTCCACGAGGACTTAAGCAAGACCACACGCCTGAGGTACCGAGCTCGGCTTGCGGAATACCCGGTGGAGTCGTACGAGGCTAGGGCGATCCAGCAGGCGGTGCCGACGTACGGCACACGTGTGGTCCAGCTGGAGAGTGTGATCGAGTTTGGGGTGATCTGGGTGAAGGTGACCGTGGCATGGTGACGGCGTGTCGAGTTGACATGGTAGGGGGTACCTGCTAGGGTGTATACCAGGGTAGAAGATATACCCTGGGTACTGGTTTGGAGTACCCCCTGGATTGGAACCCTAGGGGGTACTCGGGTAAGGTACCCCAGGGGGTGCAGGAATAGCCCCCTGGGGTATACCCCAATAGGTACCCCCTAGGTAACCCGGATAGGTCTTGTAGCATGCCGTATTCAGCCCCTGAGCGCTGCTGGTGCGGGGAGTTAGGTTTGCCAGGCACAGCGTCGTGCCTGGCCCACACACCGACAAAATCCGGTTGGGAATTGCGACCAACTGCTTGGAAGAATGTCGATGGAAAGACTTATCGTAAATGGAAGAAACTTCGGAATAGATTTATTAAAGAAAATCCTTTCTGTAATTTGTGCGGAATGATTGCAACAGAAGTGGATCATATTCAAGGAATTAAAGCAATTGAGAGTGAATTAACAATTCTAGACGAAAATCAATTGCAATCATTATGTCATGAATGTCACGCAGCTAAAACAAGGGAAGCGTCGAGAAAATCACGAAATTCAATTAAAAAGCTGCGCCGGGGT